AACCTATTGCTGTTAATGTTTTACAAAATCCATATGGTTTCTTACCTGATCAAAGAGTTATCTCCAGTTTACCATATATTACTTATAGAGTTCCTACTATTGTTAAAGATGGTATTACTCCTAGTTTAGAAGATGCTAATCAACAATTAACTTTTTCATTAGATATGAATACTGGTAGATATTTACCTAATTCTACTAGAATCTTTGCTATTAATGGTCCATTAGTCTATTATGTACCAAGAAAATTCCTTAATATTCCAGTACCAGTTAATCCATTAACATCCATTAATCAATTACCAACTGTAATCCAAAATAGAGTTTCATATCATAAAGTTGATATTGATTATAAATATAGTTTTTCTGTTATTGATATTACATTTAATTTAGTTTCTGTTGTTTCATTAAATCTTATTAATTCTGAAACATCAACTGATAAATTAATAGCTGGTAATGAAACAACTATATTTATTAGTGACTATAGTAGTTTTACTGATCCAACTCTTGCTTATCGTTATAAACCACTTAATGCTTTAAATAATGATGAAAAACCATTTGAACTATGTGAAGGTACTAATTTAAATAATCATAGAGAAAACTTAAAATTAAGTGGTTGTATCTTTGTTTATGTAAAAAAAGACTAATTAAATAAATATATATTTAAATTATTTAACATTATTTTCTTGTTTAAATTTAATTAAATTACTAATTTATAATAATTTAATTAAAATTTAATTATTTTTTATTTAAATATATCTTTATTACTATAACTTGGTAATACTTTTCTTGATGAATTATATTCTGGTCTTTCTAATAAATTTAATTTATTTGGTTCAATATCTCTTAAATAATTATAATAAACTCTAGTTTCTTCTAATAATAATTTACTACAATATTCAATAACTTTTTCATTTAATTCACTAATCTGTTCTTTTATATTATATGGTAAATGTCTACAATATGTCTCATATATTCCATTCATTACTTGTATTATTATCTCTTGTTTTTGTGGTTTTAATCTATATTGTTTATCACTATCTTCATATACTTTGATTATAATCCTCTTTTGTATATATATTATATTATCTTGTGAATAATATACATTTCTTAATAATATTTCACTATCTTGTAATACATTATCATCATTATTATATATATTTATATCATATGGATCATATCTATTCATATTTTTATTTAAATCTATATTTTTATTACATTTATCTTTTATTATATTATTATTATTTATTGACATTGTATTAATATTTCCTATTTTATTAAAATAATCTTCTTTATGATTATTCCATATTAAAAATGGTGCAAAACTTACTCTAGCTATATTATCAGTTATATTAGGAATATTTTCATTATATGTTGAATATTTATTATTTTCTGGACAGATCTTATTCATTATTATAGTTATTATATAATATAATAAATATAATATTTTTATTTTATTTAATTGATTTTATAACTTTCTAATCTTGAATAATTAAATCCTGTTATATATTTTTCTTCTATCATTTGACTTTGATATAATAATTCTTCTTTTCTTACTTTTATTATTTTATATTGTGGTTTATCTTCTAATGAATATATTATTTTTTCTGTTGTTAATATTTCTATCATATCATTTACATCTTTATCTAATATCATACAATAATTAAATAAATTATCTGGTAATTGTCTTGCTACTATATCTCCTCTATTATATTTATTTTGTCCTAATATATTTGATGTTTCTTGTGATTTAATTAATGTAGAAATTTCATCTTTTGTTAATAATGTTCCAATTCTATTTGATATATAATTTAATTTATTTGTTTTAGTTAATACTTTTAATATTAATATAGATAATTCTTTCTCTCTGTCATTTACATCTATTTTTTGTATTTCTTCTATTTCTTTATTTATTATATCTAATAATTTTAATATTTCATCACTTGGTTGATTTCCATCAAATTTTTTAAATTCTGTTCCAAAATTATCTCTATTAAATACTTTTAACATTATTTCTAATATTCTATTTTTTATTTTTTCTTCATCATCACTAAAATCTTTAGATATAATTTTATGTGTTATATTATCTTTAGATTTATAATAATCAGGTTTATTATCTAAATCAATATATGAAGAATCAATAATAAGTAAATAACTATAATTACGAACATTATATACAATATCATCAATAGTATATTTCCAATAACCTATATTTGTTGTATCATTTTGTAAATGTTTTATAAATACATTATTTTCTAATGAAAAATTATTAAATATAATACATTCTTTATACATTATTAATAATGATATATATAATTGAAATATTATTGATTCCCATACTTCATCACTATAAAATCCTGTTTGTATCATTTTATTTATTGAACCTACTGGATCTATTTCATATGTTTTTGTTGCCCAATTTAATATATTTTGTGTTGGTGATTCTGTTAATATTACTATATTATCATCTTCTTGTTGTATTTTATCTAATATTAATTTTAATTTATTATTTTTAAATTCTTCTACTTTTTTTGGATCATTAATATCTGTATTTGATAATAATTTATATTTATATAATAGATTTTTTAATACTGTTGGATTATTATTTTCTAATATTTCTTTTAATCTATTTTCATAATCATTCTTTTTTATTATATTATTTTCTTTATTTACTTCTATATTATCTATTGCTATATTATCTCTTAATAATTCAAATTGTTTAAAATTTATATTCATATTTTTTGCTCTATAATAAGTATACATTTGTACAAAATTTGGTGTTTGATATTTTCTTAATATTTTATTATTAATCAATTTATAATATTCTATTTCTCTATATAAATCACTCTTAAATTTATCATTATCTGTTTTTGTTAAACTTATTATATCATGATTTGTTAAACCATATATTCTTATATGCATTCCTACATTTGTTTTTGAACATCTTATTTCTTTTTTCTCTTTATCCATTTTTATTGGATAACAAGATCTATACATAACAAAATTTTTAGGTATAGTTTTATATGGATTATTTGTTAATCTACTAAAATGATATGGATTGATTTCTAAAAATTTCACTCTACTCAATAAATTTGTTAAACTTGTTGTACCTTTATTTATTCCTGGTTTTGTTATTCCTCCATTTAATATTACTTCTTCTCCATCTCCCATTTTCACAAATACACTTCTTACAAAATCACTTATATTAAATCTCTCTTTTAATGTTGAAAAACTATGTAATGATAAATTTACACCACTTGGTAATATATCTTCATATATCTCGGCTATTCTTGTATGATCTCCTGATATCCCTCCTAATGATACATTATATTTCTTTATCACTGGTATCTGATATGGTTCTAATAATCCTTGATTTGCATACATTGTATTTACTATTTGATTCGCCATTTGTTGATCTATTCCTGTTGGTACATATGGATTTGGTACTGTCATATATGGATAATATTGTTCTCTTTGTTGCATCATTTGAGGTTGTTGTAATAATTTCTCATTTACTTTTAATTCTACTAATGGATGTGGTAATGTATTTTGTTGTAATTGTAATTGTCTATTAAATGTTGTATTATCTAATATTTCTTTTTTTTCTTTTTTCTCTTCCTGTTCTATTTTTTTTAATTCTGTATTTACTTGAAATGGTGAATTTTGTGTATCTTTATATGATGGTATTACTCTCCCATTACCACCTTTTTGATCTTTTATTTTAGATTGAATATTATTTTTTAAAAAAAAAAATCTTTATTATTATCTAAGGTATTTGTAGTAACATTATTATTTATATTTATATCATTTATTTTATTATTAAAATTAGGTAAATCTAATCCAAATCCCTTCATATTATTATTTATTTTTGGTGGATTATACATATTTATCATTTGATCTCCCATATATGTTTGTGTTAATAAATTATTATCTATCATTTGATTATTTTGTAATAATGATGGATCCATATTATATTGTTGTAATAATGGATTCATATTTAATGATGGATCCATATTCAATGATTGTAATGATGGATCCATATTCAATGATTGTAATGATTGATTCATATTATATTGTTGTAATGATGGATTCATATTCAATGATTGTAATGATGATGGATCTATATTATATTGTTGTAATGATGGATTCATATTCAATGATTGTAATGATGATGGATCTATATTATATTGTTGTAATGATGGATTCATATTTGTATGTTGTAATTGATTAAATTGTGGTTGTTGTTGTTGTTGCATATACATATTATTTTGTGTATTCATACCAAATAATCCTGCCATTTTATTTACTGGTTGTTGATATTGTTGTTCTACTTTTTTTGATCTTTTTGATGATTTTTTAGAATGTTTTTTTGATGATTTTTTAGAATGTTTTTTTGATGATTTTTTAGAATGTTTTCTAGATGTTTTTCTTGAAGATTTAATTATATTATAATTATTTATAGGTGTATCAGTATCACTTAATGAATCTGAATTTTCTATATTTGATATTACACGTTGATTTTTTACTATATTTAATTTAGATTCTAATTTTCTAGATCCATATGATATTAGATCATTTTGATCATTTTTATTTTTATTATTTTTTTTATTAAAAACAGGGAAATCGATATTACTCATAATTAAATTAGGGTCCTTAATATTAATACAATCTAAAATAAAATTTGATATTTTTATATTTTTTTTTATATTTAAATATTTTGATACTATATTATGTTTTTTAAATGAATTAAAAAATGTTTCAATATCTTCAATAATATTTTTATTAATAGTAACATCATCAAAAAAATCAAATTTAATATCAATACCACAATTAGGTATTATATATTCTTTATCATTATAATAATATATATGATCATTTATAACATTTTTATCTAATATATAACAACTTATATTATCTAATACTAAATTATTATGATTAAAATTCTCATATTTCTTTCTTATTATTGCTAATGTATGTATTATTTGAAAAAATAAACTTAAATAATGTTCTTCATTCCATGATTTTAATAATTCATCTGTTAAAGCTTCATCTAATGTAGTTTTTTTAAAAAAATGTTCATTAATATTAACTTTAACAATATAATTATCAGATAAATCTAATATTTTATTATTTTCACTAAAAATGCCTTCAGCAAAATATTTATTTAAAAACATTTTTAAATTACCTAATCTCAAATCTATATTAAATATTGGTAATATGATATGTTTTGTCTGTTTATATACTAAAAATTCTGTTAATAAATAATTATATTTCATATGATTATTACATTCATCTTTTATATTTTCATATTTATCATCTGTATTATATAATGATAAAATTATATCACTATTAAATGTATCATTTCTAGTAAATATATATCTATTATATAATTTTCTTGTAAATTTCACATTTGTATTGAATATATTATTTATATAATAATTCTGTTTTGATTCTGGACATATCAATTTTATATTTTTTATATCTTCTATATCTTTTATATTTGTTGGTTTTGATCTAAATATTGTCTTATTGTTTTTATTATAAAAATAATCATATAATATATTAATTAAATTATTAATATTAAAATTTTTACTAATATCCATTATAATAATCTATATAATAAAATATAGATTTATTATTTTTTTTCTTTTTTATTTATTATTTTAAACTCTATTATATATGTTTATCGTTTATTTATTATTTTTGATTATTATTATACTCATTTTTAATAACTATATTTTATTATTTAATTTTGATAAAATTAAAAATAATTATATTTCTAATGATTATTTATCATCTAATATCCAATATCAAACATTTACCATTTTTAAATCAAAAAATAATAATTTTAATATTAAACAATATTTAGATAATTTACAAGATAATCATAAAGATTCTCTATTTATTCTATATAATGATAATAATCAAATATTTGATAAATTTAATCATTCTACTATCATTAAAATTAATTCATTAGATAAATAATTTGATTATAATAATTTGATAAAAAATTGATAAAAAAAATATTAGATAGTATATTATATAAATAAATGATTATAAATAATATTAATATATTATAATAATAAATATATTAAGATGGTTAAAAAAGAAAAGAAAAATAAAGAGAAAAAAGTTAAAGAGATTAAATCACAATATGAATATACAAATAATATAACAGTATCAAATAATAATATAAGTATAAATATTAATAATGAAGAGAATGAAATAATGAATAATGATATAATAGATAGAGATAATACATCATGGTTATATAAATATAAACCTGAAACAATAAATGATATAATAGGAAATAAAGAAGAGATAAAGAAAATAGAGAAATGGTTAAATAATTTTAAAAATGAGAAATATAGTTCAATGATAATATCTGGTAATCATGGTACTGGTAAAAATATCATTATGTCTATTTTATTTCAAAAATATGGTTATATTGTTAAACAAATTCATTCTTCTCAAATGAAAAATAAATCTGTTCTTGATGAAATATTACATATTTGTAATCGTGTTGTTAATATTTCTTATACTTTATCTACTTTTAATAAAAATACAAATAGTACTCTGAGTAATAATAATGTTTCAGACACTTTTGGTGATAATATAACTATACCTAAATATGCTATAATTATTGATGATACTGATTCTGTTAGTTTAACTAGTGAAAAAGATAATATTATTAAATTATTTGTATCTAATGAAACTAATAAATATTTTCCATTAATATTTATAAATAATTTACAACATTCAAAATTAATTAATGATATGAAAAAATCATGTGATGAAATTATTTTTGATACTCCTTCTATTAATGATATTAAAAAATTTACTATTGATATTATTAATAAAGAAAATATGAATATTGATGATGATAAAATTATTGAATTAATTATAAAATTTTCACAAAGAGATATAAGAAGATTATTAAATATATTACAAGATTTATATTATACATTTGGATCTAATCTTATTACTATTGATGAATTTAGAGAATTTTTAAATATATCACAAAAAAAAGATATTGATGTTTGTTTAATTGATGCTACTATGACTTTATTAAATAAATATAATAATATCAATTATGCTATGCAATTATATGAAAATGAAAAAGTTTTATTACCTCTTGTTATACATGAAAATTATTATAAAAAATTTAATGATAATAATACTGATATTAATAATATTTTAAATATCATGACTAATATTTCTGATTCTATTAGTATTGGTGATATTATTGAAACTAATATATATACTGATCAAAATTGGTTTTTACAAAGTATTCATGGTTTTATTACTTGTGCTTATACTTCTTATCAATTAGATTCTATTAATAAAAAATCTAAAAAAAAATTAATACTTAATGAAAAAGATTTCTCATCCGATCTTAATAAAACTTCTCTTAAAAATATTAATAGAAAAAATATCACTAATTTACAAAACACTTTTAATAAAAATACTTTAGATGATATTCTTCTTCTTAATAAATATTTAGTTGAAATACATAATCAATATAATGATGATATTATTAATAATAAAAAATATAATAATATTATGAATAATATCAAAAATAATTATAATATCAATAATCGTATTATTGAAATTTCTGTTAATGTTGATAAAACTATTAATAAATTTGATAAAATTAAAAAATGATTTTTCTCACATTTGTTTTATATAATATATATCATCTTCTTCTATTTCATCCCATTCATTTGTTGTATATATATTTTTATTTGATAATTCATATATTTCTTGTGAATATATCATATATAATCTATTTAATTCTTTATTTAATTCTTCTATTGGTCTCTTTTTTATATCTAATTCATCATTATTTCTATCTTCTAATGATTCTATTTCTTCTTTTTTCTTTATTATTATATCTTTCCAATTATTCTTTTTTATTTCTATTTCTTCTATTAATAATGGAAAATCTTCCTCTTTTATTTCTATTTTTTTTATATTTTTCTCTATTCTATTCTCTTTTAATTTATTTCTCATCTTATCTAATGTATTATTATTATCAAAAGTATTTATAACATTTGATATATTTGTTTGATTATTATTATCAAAAGTATTTATAACATTTGATATATTTGTTTGATTATTATTATCAAAAGTATTTATAACATTTGATATA